TAGATGATGCAGGCATTCCTCCGCAGTTAACTGTACTTACTAATTCTGCTGTCATTGGTTACAATATGATACTGGACCAAGGCTCAGTTGCTGGCGTATACGCCAGTACAGCCTACAGCAATCCAAATGATTCAGGTAGTCAATGGATACTCCTTGCTTCAAATATTAGTGCAACCGCAATTAATTTAAGCAACCCAACTATTACATACGACCTTCCGTATCGTGATTCAGAAACAGTTCCACTAAACTGTGATATGCTACAGGCATTCAACAAGGTGTTCTTGTTTCGTGATGCTCAAACAGCACTGGAGTGGGATGGAAGCTTCCTTCCTGTGTCAGTACCTGAATTTGAAGTTGGTAAGACATACATTATTACTGCACTTGGAACCACTACTCAAACAGAATGGAATGACATAGCAGGAACCACGGGTGTAACCTATGCAGTTGGTGATTCAATTGACGTAGAGGTCATTGTAAGCACTGGAACTGGTACTGCTCGTTCAGGATTTTCACCTGTAAAGAGCGGCTTGTACAGCCAGCCTACAGAGATTATCTGCTCCCCTGGAGAATTTGCTATTATTGAGAGTAGAGGCACAGTGCATCAAACAGATGGTGTTTTCGTGGGGTCAACCATTACTGTACTTGGCGCAAGAACAATAGACACAGATCAAACCTCTGGCCTACAGGTTGGGGCAGAGTTCGTTGTGGCTAGACTGTATAAGGAGGATGCGGCAATCACGCCTACAGCGGCAACAAGAGGGAGTCTAATCAGTGGTGGAGACTTTGATGGTTTCCATAAAGTTACTTGTACATTTGTTGGTCACACCTTTCTGATTGGTGACCCAATTACAACTGCTGGATGGACTGCTACACCAGAGATTAATGGATCCAGGTTTGTGGCTGAAATCACAACGGATACATTTTCTTTTTATATAGAAGGTAATCCCGCTGGTACAATTAGTGCGATAGGCACAGTGAATCTAGCCGACGGCTTTGAGTTCTGGATCCAAGCGGACTCCATTGAGACGCACATTACAGATGGAGCAAGCCTACAGTCTACTCCAGTATTTACACGTAAGGTTTCAGTTGGCCTAGGATTTATTCATATGCCTGCACCCCCTTACGCAGCGTATCACCAGCGTAGACTGGTAATGCCCTTTAAGTACATTGCCAACGTAGAAGAAGGACAGTACGATGATCGTGGTGTACTGGATGAAGTCATCATATCTGACATTTTAGATTCAGATACCTACGACCAAGTCTACGCTCAGTACAGATTCAATGCGGGTACAGCGGACTTTAATGTTGCACTGCACTCCTTCTCCGATGACCAGCTACTTGTATTTAATCGCAACAGTATTCACCTAGTTACCGGGGCTGGTTCCAGCCCTGTGGTTCAACTCATTACAAATGAAGTAGGGTGCGTAGCAAGGAAGAGTATCGTTCAGGTTGGCAACAATGTATTGTTCCTTTCGGACAATGGTGTGTACGGTGCTAACTTCCAGGACCTTTACAACCTTCGTGGCAACGAAGTACCACTGAGTTCGCCAATTGACCAAACCATTAAGAGCATTAATAAAGCGGTATGGGACAAGAGCGTAGGTGTTTACTTTGACAATAAGTACTACCTAGCGGTCCCATTGGGCAATAGCCAAGTCAACAATGCTATTTTAATCTTTAACTTTATCAACAAGCAGTGGGAGAGTATCGACACTACAGCTGACGTTGATTGGAATATTTCCAATTTGATTGTAGGGGGTAAGAAAGCTGACCGTGCTGTATATGCAGTTAATTCACTGGGCGGTCTGCACAGGATTGATGCTCGCTTGGACGCAGTAGATTTACTAGCTACAGCTATCCCAGTAGAAGGAGAAGAAAGTGGAGTCCCTTATGGTATTCCAGCTTCGGTAACAACTAGGCAGTACACCCTTGGTAGCATTGACCGCAAGCGTTGGAACAACTTTGAGCTACAGGTGCAGTCCTCCGTAGACAGTGAATCCAATATGCGGATTAGCGCAGAGCTAGAGAACATTGATAGTATAGTAGAACTGGGTACATTGAGTTCATTAAATTCAGGTGAAAACCTAGCAATTGACGAGGACATCTCTGTCCGTGGCAGAATTGGTAACGGACGGGCTTACGGCTTGCAGATAACCCTTGACGAAATAGTAGGACGACCTAGGTTCAGGGCTATCAAAGTAGCTGGAGCAGAAGCATTTAGATCAACAAATAAAGCAATATAATTATTATGGCAACCATTACAATTACCCCTGGTAACACATTTAACCCCACTGAAACGGTAACCTCCACTAAGCTTAATAACCTCGGCTCGCCTACGGCAGCCCTGGCTGCTGCCTCCATTGGTACGGCGGACATTGCTGATGATGCAATTACTACTGCGAAGATTCTTGATGCTAATGTTACCACTGCGAAGATTCTAAATGATAACGTGACCACTGCGAAGATTGCAGATTCTAGCGTAACCAAGGCTAAAATGGAAAACATTTCTGCTCCGTTGAGAGTCCTTGGCCGCACTACGGCTGGCGCAGGTGTAGCTGAAGAAGTGACTATCAATAATGATAATACTATGTCTAATGCATCCGCCAGTACTCTAGCTACGGACGCAAGTATTAAGCAGTATGTGGATACAGCCATAGGAAGCCCTAGCACATTTGATCCTGCTACTTATATAGGCGGACAAACTACTACGCTTCCCAACAACTTGATTATGAAGTTTGGAGTTGAAGCGTTTGGTTTCGGTGGCACAAATACTAAAAGTGTTACTTTCGGAACAGCATTTCCTAATAGTTGCATTAGCGTTGTATATTCATCGGAAGCTGTTACTCTGGGGACCACATACCTTACAAGTACATCTACAACTGGATTTACCGTTTATGCTACGTCAACCGGAAACGGTAGAAAATTTAACTGGCAAGCAATCGGATACTAATAAACTCCCTTCTACAATAAGTTCAACAATTTAAATTATGCCCGTTATAAATAAAGGAACAGCACTCTCCAACGGAGAGCAACTTACAGCCGACAAGCTCAATGATCTCTTGGACTTGGCTACGTTCAGCCCAACAGCTACTGACAGCGTTTCAACTTTTGTTAATTCCTCTGGTCAAATTGCGGTACTTGACGGTGGCATTGCTGCTAACAAGCTTGCAACAAATGCCGTAACTACTACCAAGATCCTGAATGCTAACGTGACCAAAGCGAAGCTTGAAAATATGTCCGCTCCTTTGAAAGTTCTTGGGCGAACTACAGCGGGCGCAGGTGCAGTCGAAGAGGTGGCGATACTGGACGAAGACGACCTAGTATCCAATAGCGCAACGGCATTGGCTACACAGCAAAGCATTAAGGCTTATGTAGATACCCTGTTCGGTGCTGCTGTAATTACTGAGAGCTTTGAAAGTGCAGAGACGAATATTCCAGATTGGACTAGTGGTATTACTTATTCTCACGGACTATCTAGCTTTCCAAAGATAATTCAAGTGTTTGTTAAATGCAAAGTTGCAGATAGCGGGTACTCGGTTGATGACGAAGTTTTGATTGGAGATTATGGTGATGCTGGAAAAGCTCAAAATGCCTGGGCTAGTTCAACAGAAATTGGATGGGGACATTCGTACTCTGGGTCTACTATTATAATTGTCGACAAGAACACTAATGTTTCTTCAGCTATTAGTTCACCAAACTGGAAGATATACATCAGAGCATACGCTTAATGAAAGGAAACCCCTTACTCCTGTCAGTACAAATTGCCCTCGAAAAAGGTGGGCAAGAGGAAGCCATTGGCT